TAGGTGGTATAGATATTACATTAAGTAATCCAACTGTTACAGTACCAGCGAGTGATGAAAAGATAATTGGCCCATTTTCGCAGGATTGGTTTAATGATGCCGATGGAAATGTAAGCGTAGATTATGATGCAGTAACAAGTGTTACAGTTGCAGCTTTAAAGTTATAAAATTAATGGAGGGATAGATTATGAGCAAAACAATAGATTTTGATGCGTATAGAGCAGAAAAAAAAGATGAAAATATTACAATTAAAGCTTTTGGCGAGGAGTTGGAGTTACCTCCTTCTCCTCCACTTTCAACGATGGAAGTATTGTTGGGGTTGTATAAAAAAGCTGGTTCGGAAGCAACAGTACCTGAAGAAGAAATAATCACAATGTTAGAAGCATTGTTGGGTAAAGAACAATATAGAAAATTATCTGATGGAGGATTAACTGTAAGTGAAGCTGAATGGTTAATTCAAGAATTGTGGAAACAATATAATCCCCAACAAGAGGTTAAAGAAGATGATACAAAAAACACGGAAGCTTCGACATCGCGGAAAAATGGGGATTTATAGAAGCAGATTTTTTGCGAGAATATAATATAGACTTAGTGCAAGAGGCTGATAATTTGACTTGGAGAAAATTTAAAGTGTTATTAAAGTCATTATCAGCTGAATCTGCACTTGCAAGAAGCATACAAAGCGATGAAGAAGCACCAATTGAAGACGAAGAGGGAGTATTGATGAATATGTTATAGAAAGTAGGTGAAACATGGCTGTCAAAGTTGGAGAATTATATCAAGAATTATCACTTAAAGATAATAAATTTACATCCGGAATGACACAAGCTCAAAATAAGATGCAAGGTTTTTCATCAAGGTTAAGTAGTGCTGGCGGTACATTAACAAAATTTGTTACTGGGCCAATGGCATTGTTAGGTGGAGCTTTATTAGAAAATGCTAGAAGGACAGGGAATTATGCCGATAGCATATTAGACTTAGAATCTGCGACAGGACATACAACTGATACTATACAGCGTTATCAAGCAGTAGCGGAAAGGGCTGGAGTAAAAACAACAGCTTTCACAGATGCAAGTCAAAGATTATTACAACAGATGTCAAGAAGCGAAGGCGGTTCAGCTTCTCTTAATGAAGGGTTACAAAAATTAGGATTAACATTTGAAGATATTTCAGAAGCAACACCAGATGAACGGATGAACACTCTTATTACGAGACTGAGAGGTGTAGAAGACGCTAATAAGCGCGCTCAAATAGGTACACAACTTCTAAGAGGTGGTTATGAAGACTTAGCGCCAATCCTTGATTTATCAGCAGAAGAATTTGAAAAAGTTTCACAACAAGCAAAAGAATCTGGAAAAATAATGGATACTGACGCACTTAACTCAGCTAATAATTTCAGAATGAGTTTGGATGAGCTAAAGCAAGAATTCACAGGGCTAATGAGAAGTATAGCTGTTGATTTTATGCCCGTTTTAACTGATAGTTTAATGCCGTTTTTGAAAGAAAGTTTAATACCATTGATGAGAAATTTATCTAAAATAGTTAGTGGTTTGTTCAAATGGTTCAATAATCTTTCAAGCGGAATGAAAACTGTGTTTGTAGCAGGTGTAGGATTATTAGGAGTATTAGGGCCATTATTAACTGCCTTGAGTGGCATAGTATCAGCAAGTGTTACTCTTGCACCATTATTATCTACAATAGCAGCTGGCTTTGGAGCAATATCAGCACCAGTTGTTGCAAGTGTAGCAGGTGTTGCGGCGTTTGCAGGTGCAGCTACATTAGTATATAGAAGCTGGAAAGAGGTTTCAACAATGTTAGCTGATCTATGGACAGCGATGAGAGTTAACGTTAGTAATTTTGCTATCAAATCACAAATCACTTTTGAAAAAATGAAAATATCTATATTTAGAATTGTCAACAGCATAATACAAAAAATGTCTGCATTAGAAAACTTACCATTCGGCGTAGGAGAAAAGTTTGCCGGAATGGGAGATTCGATAACTGATAGCGTAGATGGTGCAAAACAATCTATTTCACAATTAGTATATCAAATGTATGAGAACGAAGAAGAATTAGCAAGTGCTAATAGTAATTTTAGCGAAAGTTTTGGAAATGCTAAAGATGCTATTGTTGAAGATATTGTAGGAATATTAGATACCCTTAATATATTTTCCAGCGATTATAAAGGTGAAGTTGAAGCAATAACTGATTTTGTATCAGAAGAATATAGTTTTCAAACTGATGAAATAGAGTCTAACATCAATGAACAAAACGAAATAGTTGAAACGGGTTTAAATGAAAGGCAAAATATAGAACAAAAATATGCTAAAAAATGGTTTGAGATGAGCCACAACAAAATTGAAATATTAGAAAAAGAGAAAGAAGAAGCTATTAAAAATGCGCAAGAGAAAGGCGCAGATATAACCAACATTGAAAAAGTATTTGATGAAAAAATACTACAAGCTAAAATTGAGAAAAGAAAGCGCGAAGCTGAATTAGAACGACAGCGCTGGGAAGCTATGAATGAGAGAGGTAGAAAAGCACAAGAAGAAGCTGAAAAAGAAAAACAAGCTGAAATTGAAAAAGAAATAGCAATACAAGAAAAAATAGCTGAGACTAATCAGAAAAAGATAGAAGCCAGTAAAAGGTATATGTCACGTTTGATTGAACAAAATGCAACTGAAAAAGAAATGTTAACTCTGAAAATGAACAGAGAATTAGAAGCTAACAAAGGAAATGAAGCTGCTATATATGCAATTAAGCAGTATTATGATAATGAATTTGACAAATTAGAGGAAGAAAATCATCAGAAATCAATGGAACGCACAGAAAAAGAATTAAGTTTCCTCCAAACTGGATTTGCTTATGCTTTTTCCTCAATTCTGCAGGGAACAAAAAGCGTTACTGAAGCATTTCACGATATGTGGACAAATGTGTTGAACAAAGTTATGGATAAATTAGCTGAAATGGCTGCCTCAAAAGTATTCGGATTCATTACAGGTGGCGGTGGAGGCGGACTTCTAGGAGGTATCGGTGATTTCTTTGGTGGTATTTTCCACAACGGTGGTACAGTACCCGGCCCAATCGGGCAAGAACGCTTAATCTTAGCGCAAGCAGGCGAAACAGTATCCCCTATAGGCTCAAACACAGGCTCTAGTGGTGGAGGATACAGCACAGCTAATATAAGTGTTAACTTAGATGGAAAAACCATCGCACAAGCCGTGAAACAACCCTTAGTAGACACAATTAGAATAACAGGAGGTGCGCGCTTCTAATGAAAGCAATTATAGGTGGAACAACTTACAGCATCAAAATTAACACTTTTCAAGCAGAGGACACTATTGAGATGCGTGCCACCTGTTCATTTTCTATCCCAGACAAACAAAATGAATATACTTTCAAAAAAGGTCAACCTGTTACAATAATAGATGACAAAAATAATGATGAGCAAATATTTGCAGGTTTCCTTGAAACTAGCGATAAGTACCCCTTATCAAGCAGGCAAGCTAACGCATATATGCACGATATAGTTTGTATTGATATGCATTATCTAGCTGATAAGAGGCGTATAAGCTATGCAGCAAGGAATAAATTAGCAGGAGATATAATCAAAGATATAGTTGACCAAAAACTTGTTGAGGAGGGTGTGTATTACAGTAAAGACTTAAATTTTGTTGAAACTACAACAGCAGATTTCTCAACTGGCACATTATCAAATGTAGTTGCTGAAAATGATAGTTTGAGATTAGATAAAACTGGCGCTGATATAACAGATACAGACACAACCACAGCAGACTTTGCAGAAGGCACTCTGACTGATGTGGTAGCAGTTAATGATGGTTTGGGATTGGCAGAAAGAGGGTATGTAGATAAAATACCAGAAATGACAAGCAATACAACCCCGAGTGGAGTGGCAAGTGCCGATTCTGTGTACCAAACTGATGAACCTTATAAAGCATTTGATAAAACAGAACCGCCTAATGGAGATATATCTAGCCAATGGCGTTCTACAATTAACACAAATTATCATTGGCTAAAGTATGAATTTGAAACAGCTAAAAAGGTAGAAAAAATTTATATTAATTCAACACAAAATATTGAAGTAGGTACACACGATTTTGTTTTTCAAGGTTCAAACGACAATTCAAATTGGGTTAATTTATACTCTGATGCTAGTGCAGATACTTATACATCTCCATATGAGGCAACTTTCTCTAATAATAATTTTTATAAATATTATAGGTATTATATCAATTCTACAGACGCTAGTGATAATAGAGCAACAATAACTGAATTAAAATTATATCAGTATGATTATTATTCAACAGGCACACGCCAATCACCACAACTTGACTTATCAGCAGTAGGGAATGTTGAAAGTAGCAGTATAAGCTGGCAGGAAACTCTCAACTCTCAAACTATTACAATAGAAACCTCAATTGATGGTGGCTCAACTTGGCAGACAGCAACTAACGGTGGTGCTATACCTAACTTACCTGCTAATCCAACTACTCTTGATGTGAGACAGGTGCTGTCAACTACCGATACTACTGTCACACCTAGATTAGAGAGTTTAGAAGTAGAGGTAGTATCAGCTTACGAAACAACTGGTTATCGCATAAGTAAGCCTTTTGACTTATCACCTGCCGTTGAAGATGGGGGTAGTACGATAAGTTGGCAACAATCAAACCAATATTTTGGAATTGTTGGTGGTTGGCACTCTGATATGAATATTTTAGGTAATTATGATGGGTATAGTGAAGTTGCAAGTATAACTCAAACAACAAGTTATGATGATATATTCACAGGGCAATTTACAATTTCAGATTTTCCTAATTATGCTGGTGCTGGTAAATATGTTTATATGGAGTTTTGGGCTAAATGGTCAACAATACCCGTTTGGGGACAAGGACAAACTTGGATACAAAAGCCTCCACCAGACGCAAGTAAGTATCAAAAATATATACTTAAATCTGACGGTCAAAATGATATAGATGAATATTTTAGATTGTATTATAGTACTTCTCAAATTGATGAAAGTGTAGCATATATTGCTAACCCTAAAGTATATACTGAATTTCCAATTAAAAACGAAGTAAGTTTAGACAATAAAAAAACTTGGTTTGAAATTTCAAATGGACAACCGATACCTAATTTGCCGACTGATTTGATGAATGAAAGATTATATTATAAGACAACGCTTGAAACAGATGATACAAGTGTAACCCCAACCTTTGATGAAATTAATATCGACATTACAAGTAATGGCACGACAATCGAAGACGGCACAGAAATACTTGAAACTAGAGCTAATTTTGTACCGACAGAACAATTAATATCAAGTGTAGCTGACAAAATGAACTATTGGTGGAAAATCGACAGCAACAAAATGATACATTTCAAAAGCCGTGATAGTGAGCCTGCTGATTGGCAGTTAGAGCCACAATATATTAGAGGACTGCCGACTGCTAAGACGGGCAATCCACTCTATCGCAATCAACAACTTGTCAAAGGCCCAATTGGTATCACAGAGGAGCAGGTTGATGTTGAGCGTGGAGATGGTGATAAAAAAGCTTTCCCTGTTAGTTTTCCAATAGCAGAGGAGCCGACTATTGAAATATCAATTAATGGTGGTGCTTGGCAGACTCAAACTGTTGGTAGAAAAGGTGTTGATGATGGTTTCCAATGGTATTGGGAGAAAGAGTCTGATATTATCACACACGATAACGCTGAAAGTAGATTAACCAGCAATGATAGAGTTAGATGTACATTTATTGGGCAGTTTAAGATTGTAGCACAAACTTATGACCCTAATCTGATAAGCAAACAAGCTGACATTGATGGCACATCTGGAATAGTTGAGGACGCTATAACAGTTGGTAATGTTGAAGGTAGAGAAGCTGCAATTGAGATAGGCAATAGTAGGATTAAGAAATATGGAGTTGACAGCAAGCGACTTAAGTTTCAAACTAGAAGAAGTGGACTCAAAGCTGGGCAACTTATTACAGTTAATAACCTTACTAATATGGGAATTAATCAAGGTGAAAAACTACTAATAACACGCACCAATACTTTTGATGAGAATGGTCAAATATTCTATGACATTGAAGCTGTCAAAGGACCTAAGCACAAAACTTGGGAAGAATTTTTCATGGAATTAACAAAACGTGCTGAATTGGTTATCAGCGAAGGAATAGGCGAAAGTGAAATATTAATTATCCCTATAGACTTCAGCAAAACTTGGACATTCGCTGAAAATCCTAATATATTTAGAAAGTTGAAAGCTGACGGCACATGGCAGGCTGATGGCACATATACACCAAACTTTGAGGAACAACACAGAGTAACACATATAGCTTGGTTTAACGGCACAACTGAATTAGGAAGGCAAGAGAGGACACAGCAAGATGTTAACACAGCCGATAGAGTTGATACACTCACTTACCTTGGTCCAAACTCTGCTAATGAAAATATAACACACTTTGGCTGGATAGGTGGATTTAGAGCAACAGAACAAGTAGGTACAGGTGTGTTAATTGGCAAACAACCGTATGATTTGATTAAAAAGGAAACCGAAGCACTGCAAATATCACGCTCAGATTATAGTTGGGCATATTAAAGGAAGGTGATTAGATGGCAACAGTAAGAATACAAGACGGCACAGCCGAAAGAAGTATAAAAATTGACGGAACAGAAATTGCTCAATATATAACAGAGTATAATGCTGACGCAAAAACTGGCACAACTCCAACGATATTGATGGAAGTTGATGCTGAAACAGAAATTATATTTGAAAATGCTGAAATAAGATGGAAATTTAATTTTCCAGATGAGGTTAAAATTAGACGAGCAATGTATCAAACTTTGAAGCAGGAATTTGAGGTGAGCGGATAATGGCAGGAGCTTGGGTAGAATCGGATTTAGTTTCAGCAGTTAATCTTAATGAAAAAGCAATAGAAAATACTTATCCTGTGGGTAGTATATACATGAATGCAAGTAATAGCACAAACCCCGCAACTTTGTTGGGTGTTGGCACCTGGCAACGATTTGGGCAAGGGAAAGTATTAGTTAGCCAAGACAGCGCAGACGCAGACTTTGATACAGCTGGAGAAACTGGTGGGGAGAAAAATCATCAATTAACTGAAGCTGAAATGCCTGCTCATAGCCATCTATATGGGCAACTTGTAAGTAAAACTGACTATGGTACAGATAATAGAGGGACTTTTAGTATTTTCAGAGATGGCTCAAATTATGCTACAGATTCTACAGGCGGCAACCAACCCCATAACAACCTTCAACCATACATCACAGTTTATATGTGGGTAAGAACAGCGTAAATATAAAATCGTAGTGGAAAGGTGATAAATTTGGACTTCTCAACAGAATTTTGGTTACAAATAGGAGTTAATCTAGTAACATTAGCATTTTTTGCAGGAATAGTCTGGACAAAATTAAGCTATATAGAGGACAAGCAGGATAAGCACAACAAGCTAATTGAACGAATGTATCACGTAGAAAACAGTGCTGATAAAGCACACGATAGGCTTGATGCATTGGAAAAGCTAGCTGAGGATGAAAGAGGGTGACTGAATGTCAATTAATAATTTCCAAATAAGCAAAAATTTCAATTTGAGTGAATTTGAGTGCACTCATCCTAATCACAGACACGTTAGAGTTGATGATGAGTTAGTTGAGAAGCTACAATTGTTGCGAGATAGACTTAATGTGCCACTTATAATTAATTCAGCTTATCGTTGTCCAGAAAGAAATAAGCAAGTAGGAGGTGCTGATAACAGTCAACATCTATATGGTAAAGCAGCTGACATATCATTACACACTATCCCCCTTCAAATTGAGGAAATTAAACGTATAGCAAGGCAAATAGGATTTACAGGTATTGGGCTGTATAATAGCTTTATCCATCTTGATGTAAGGGAAAATTTTGCAAATTGGGATAATAGGACATGATGTGGATTAAAAAACATTTCAATGATTGGTTAGCATTTTTTGAAAGCAATAAAATACAGGAAGCATTAACATTTTTAATTTATATAACTATATTATTAATATTTAATGTTATTCCTGTTGAAACTTTTGAAATGCTGGCGGTGGTAATTATTGGTGGTGATGCCGTGAAAAAGTTGGGAAAATGAATGGGCTGTCTATAAGTAGAGGTGATGACTTAACACCAGAACAGCCCACAATTGATGAAAATATTGTGAAGGCTAATGAAATGTTGGACAGGTATGGTGATGAGTTGGACAGGGATGAAATTCCGATGTGGTTGACAAATATTATTATAAGCATATTTCAAAAAGGAGATGAAAATTTTATGAATGAAATTATTTTACAGGTGATTAAGACTATTATTGAGGACACAGACATTGACGACAGACTATGGAAAAGAATTGCTGATGAGGTTAAGAAGCAGATACCAGGTGAAGAGTTTGAGCCTGTGATTGGAACAATATTAGAACAATTAGGAAAAGAACTGCAAAGCAAAAATGTACAAAAATAAATAGTTATCCCTCCTCCCTACTGGTTAATAGCTGGTAGGGATTTTTTTATTTTATTTTACATATTTACTTGACAAGTGTAATATTATCATATATAATGGTGGTACAAGATAACGAAAGGGGCTAGATAAAATGATTAAAATTAATAATTATTCAGCAGTTGCTAAAGACTTAAGATATTTTACAAAGGTGCAAGAAAGTAAAGAAACGGTAGATGGATCACACTTAATCAAAGTTAACAATAAGTGGTATATGTTAAGCGACAATGGTGGGGAAACTAATGTAAGCTTAATGAATGGTAAAAGTATTTCAATACCACACACTCACTTTAATTTTAATGTTACACCTCTTGTCTTAGCTTACAGAATAGCAACATATTTGAATGAAGGATGGTCAGAAATAAACTGGGATATTAATAATAAGGATATTGAAAATGTTTTAGCAAAATATAAAAGTTTTGAAGCAATTAATCATAAATTAAAGGAGGTGGATTAAATGCTAACTATTAGAAAGCAAACTACAAATTGGGATGGCCATGAAAGAGTTGTGAAATTACAGGAGGACCAATTTGGCAAATATCATCTAAGAAAGTTTTACGATTTTCAGGAAACTATGCATCAAATATTAGATGTAGATGATGAGTTTGATGCCATATTGGAATATGTAAAGGAAATGTATTGATGAAAAAAATAATAGTTATTACACTAATATTGATTATGGTCACAACCCCCACGTTAGCTTTTGAGAAAGACAAAAATCAACACTTTGCCGCAGGGGCTATAACTTATTCAATAGCCGATTTGATAGAATTTGAAAAGCCGATGATAACAGTTATAGTAGTTGGGATTAGCAAAGAAATATATGATAGCCAAACTAATGGTACAGTGGAATTGAAAGATGTATTAGCAACAATTTTGGGTGGAATGTTTGCACAATTTACTATAAGGTGGTGATTAAATGCTAAAAGAATTGTTAAATATCAAACTATTATTTGTGGCAGGATTAACAGTTGGTGCAATTTGGTTAACACTATCATTAATTATAATAGCATTAGGAGGTTAATTATGGGTATAATTAATTTTAAAGATTTAGAAAATTATATTGATATTTCTTCTAAAATTACATCTCTTTCTTTATACGCAAAGTGGTTAGGGGAGTCTGTAGAAGAAATTAAAGAAGAAACTGATTATGACACGCGGCAAATAGAAAGTGTGATAAAATTGTTAAAGGAAACTGAAAAAGAAATGCTAGTAAGCGACGAAAAATTTTATACTAAAGTTAAAGAATTATATTGGAAGCAGGAGGGCTAATATGACTATTCCATATTCTTACTTAGATAAACTACACGATGAAGAATTAAGGCGTCAGAAAGAGGATTATGAGGATTATAGGCAGTGGAAAGCATGGAGGGAAGCTAAAAAGAAGGAGGATAAAAGTGAATAATAATTATATGATTTTAATTTTAATTTTTGTTATTGTTGGAGTCTCAATTGGTGCAGGTGTAGAGTTGTATAACACTTTACAAACTAATATAAACGCTCAAATAAAGGCACAAGTTAACTTAAAGGTACAGGAAGCTATCAAACAATTTAAAATTGAATATAAGGCTAATAGAACGCTTTACAGGGCAATTTACACCAGTAGTTTTGAACAGGAAGTGTTTTACTTTAAGACTAATGGTAATCCATTTGAAGTAGCTAAAAATTATTTGCCAGATAAATGGACAGGATTAAAAATTGAGGAGGTTGAGCAAATTGAAAATAGCACAAATTAGGTTTCCAGATGGTAGCATATATC